CACCGTTAAACTCAAAGCTGAAAGTTGTCTCAACCATACCTTCGCTTGTGCCTGACTTGCCTGTTTCTGTGACAATCGCAGAACCTGTGGCATAAGTATCGCCTGAAGTTGCACCCTCTGGATAAAGGTTTAATGTAACCTCTGCTCCAACAGTCATAGCACCTTGACCGCTTGTGTCTGTTTCATCCCAATACGCTGTTAGTGAGCCGTTTGCGCTGGTTAAACCTGCTTTCTTAGTTCTTGCAGTATCGCCCATTGTTGTGTCATCAATAGTCTCTGCTGATTCTGCGATATTCCAATCACGAACCTCTGCTACTGTATTTGATCCAACTTTTACAACACCCTCACTTCCTGTATGATTACTCATCTTCATTTACCTCTTTAGTTTTAGTGGATTTTGCAGGAGCTTCTAGCCAACCTGCACTTTTCATTTCATCTACTTTGCTGGGATGCGCCTTTACAGGATCACCCCCATTAGGTGGATATAATAAATTCTCTCTCATTCGTCTCTCCAAAATGGAATAGTAAGGTTCATTTGATGCCACTCATTACTAATTCCTGCGTTTGTTAAGCTCGCATTTCTGCAAACTACATCATCAAACTTCTGATCCTCAAATAAAGTAGCCAATGTATCAGCGTACCCTCTCAAAACACCCGAACCTTGATTTTTTGGTGCGAACATCTGAATAATAATTACTCCTGTATGTCGCTTTTTACTCTCTAGTACTCGATAACCTGAATCACCGTTTACTATATTTAATCTTATCCAAGCCGCATTATCTGGCGCACTAAATGCTACATTATCATAAGCTATCGCTGTAGTAGCCCATCCTGCGCTTAGCCTACCCTCAATACTCGCTCTTTCAGCCTCGAATGACATCTCTTATCCCTGCTTCAACTTCATTCAATGTTACTGCAAGCATTCCGCTAGGTGCTTGGTCACTATGTCCATTCTCTAAAGCGTTGATATATGGGAGGTTATTAGTTATGAAGATAACTTTCTCTCCATCGCCTTTCTTTAACCTTGCTCTCTTAGCTCTTGTTGCTTTATTATTCACGCTCAAATCTGGTGAACCCATACTGACATTCCAATTGCCTCTGGCTCTACCTGTATCAACAGGTGTCTTTACAGTAACTTTCTCGTAAATATCTAAAGCTACTTTACGCACCACTAAATCTAACTTAACGCCTGTCTTATCAGCGAAGCGTTGTAAATCTGCGTTAAAACTAACTGTTGACACGAAGCTGTATCTCCCAAGTTGCATCTGCTGGATCACTTTTTACATTAATTACGCCCCAATCTTTGCTACTGTGAGTAACTAGATCGTTTGTATCTGGTGATCCACTTAAATCCTCTTGCAAGAATGTTGCTTTCATATCTGTCGACATAATATGTATGCCGTCCACTTGTCGCTCTGTATAGCTCTCTAACAGGACTTTAATTGTAGTGCTAGTCTCGCTAACCGTAACCGCTCCTGTGGCTGTATTGTAGCCGCTGGAAGCTGTGGACTTGAATATAACACTGGTCCACAAATCTTCTGTAGCAGTTTTTGCTACCTTAGCTACAGCCTGAATTGTAGACTTTAATCCCATTAAGTTCTAACTACCGTTGCTGTCCCAAATTTCGCTCTAGCATTGATTGTACCCCAGCCTCTTAGCATCTCTTGAACAATAGTCGGCAGAACATCTGCTGTATCTGACTTATCAAATGTCACACTAATAGAGCCAACACCAACACTTGTTACGCCTTTACCGTCTGCGTTAGCTCCTAAGTCACCATCTTTCTTGATGTGTCTTGCAAGTTCTGCTGTAGCGTTCTTTATAGCAATTGGAACTGTAGCAACATCTACACTCTCGCTATCAAGTGTTAGCCATCCTGATCTTGGCACTCTCAATAATTGAGTGGTGGTTTCTTTATTACCGCTCCAAGATACACGCTCATCAAGCCATCTGGTTGCTACTTTGATACAGTTTTCTTTTTCTGTGTCAGTGCCTGTCCAATCTGCCGTTGCTGGATGCATAACATTATATGCGTCAGCCTCTGCTACTGTACAGTAAGCATCTGCGCTAGAACTACCTGCTGTAGCATCAAGAGCCATTATTTATACCCTGCATCCTTGAACTTTTCAACATTGTTCAAATGAACATTAGCCTTTAAGCCGTCTGACTTTCGTATCATAACGACAAACTCTACTTTTTTTGGTGCTGTCTTTTTAACAGCTTTTTTAGCTCTTTCCGTAGGCATCTTATTTTCCATAATTAGGGGGGTGGTCATAACCCCACCCCGTTTTTGATATGATTAACCCATCAAGATAGCAATGTTATCTGATTTCCACGCCTTAGTTCCCCAAGTAGCGGCAACCTCGATCATCTGTTTGCGATAACCTTTGTAAACACGAATCTCAAATACTAGACCTGAATGTGGATCAACAACTAGCATAGCATCATCAGCTGAATCTCCACCGTTTGGAACAGCAGGTGCTCTCATTCCTAATTCGATAGCGTTTTGATTAAACATTACGTTACCTGTGTAACTAGCACCAGTAGCGATAGTCTCATCATTAGCAATAATTGAACGCGCACCATTTGAGTTTAATACAAGTGAAGCACTAGTAGTCTGATTAGCAACAACATAGTTGTCAGAAGAACCACTAAATGAAACAACATCACCTGCGGCACAATCAGTAGTCTGAGTACCATCTACAGCGATAGCAGTATCACCAACTGCCACAGCACCATTAACAACGTGGTCATCAGAACCAACAGTAGTATGAGAAACAACTTGAGCAGACTCTTTAAGCATTACGCCAGATAGGTCAAGTAAAGTACCTTGACGTAACATAACATCTGAACCAGCAGTATTAACTTGATTCAATGAAGCAAGGTTACGAAGATTAGTACCAGCCAAAGTGTTCATTACTAAAGACACACGACCATCACCAGTAATACCACCATTGTCAGCAATAATTTGTCTTGCCTGTGCAATAGTATTGAAGTTTGAAGCGAATGGAGTAGTTCCTGCTGTACCAACTGCACGAGATGCACCTTGATAAGCCGCTGTTGCTAGGTCTGACTCAATAGCATTAGAGAGAGTACGCATAGCCTGTGCAATCTGGTCGCCATAAACAGTTTCATAACCTGAACCATTGTTTAGATGTTTAACATCTTCGCCAGTCATTGGAATCTGAACTGCTTTAGCAGAACTCAAAGTCATTGTTGAGCTAGTGATAGTCTGATCGTCACCCTGTGGGATAGTCATTGATTCAGTAATATCATTTGCTGTTGCTGATGCTGTTACGAATGAGCGAATAGTGTCGCCTTTAGCCGCACGCTCTGAACCTGCATTGATTGTTACTGACGGAATGAATCCTACAAGCTCACGACCTACTGTATCAGCCGCCTTATAGATATCACCAGCGAGGTTTGTTAATGTATTTGCCATTTTATTAGTCCTTAAAAAATTAAAAAATTTGTGAGGACTATAAAAAGTGCCTCATAACCTGTAAAAAATATACTTAGCTCTGCTAAATAAGGTTATGTAACACTGTTACATAATACATTTATACCACATCTTAAAATAATGTCAAGTTCTTTTACTCAATTACTTTTCCACCGCTTTTCGCAAAGTCTGATCTCTGCGATTGACCCATATTATCAAACTGCTCTCTAGTAACAGTCTTATCACCACCTCCACCGCCTCTATTGCCGTGCTGTGATCCACTACCGTTAGATGGGGTAAACAAGTGTGGAGCTGAACCTGTCAATCCTTTAACCCAGCTCTCTACACTCATCGGCTCTGTTGCGCCAGCTTCGTAGATTACATTTCCATCACCGTCCATAGGTGTAGCTTGACCATCTTTCAGTTTAAATACTGTTTTAGCTCGCAAAATAATATCATCCATTGCGGTTGGTGCTACTCCTTGCTTAGATGAATGATCTCTGACTGTAGCATCAATCATAAGCCCCTCTAACTGCCTCTGATAAGTATTGTTTTGCTCTTGTAGTGATTGGTATGCCTTTGCATTGTCTGCCTGTATGCGCTTTGTACGCTCCTCTACCAATTCATCTATTTTCCCATCATCAATTAGTTTCTTATCTTTTTGATCTAACTGTTTCTGCATCATATCTGCATATTGATCTAGATCAACATTTTTAAACTTATTAGTAAGATCGTCCATATCTTTCATTAGGGTAACATTGTTACCTCTAAACTCGTCTAGCTTACCTTTTAGCTCGTTATACTGCTCTGCTGTATATGTATTCTCATCGCTCATTTTTGATCTCCGATCAGGTTAAAAAATTAAGTTCCCAGCTAAAAAATCAGTCCTTTCTTTTCTTGTCAACATTTCCAGCTCGTCATAAGGTGCAACGCCTCTAGCAATCGCATCTTTTACCCCTTTATCTATCACATCTGGTCTATCCCAATTTATCCCAATAACTCTTGGCTCAACGCCAAAAACTTCCGAATGCTTCTTATTTACCCCTATGTTTAAGATTAACTCGCTTTACGACCTTCTGTTTTACGACCTTCTCCCCGAACTTCCTTCTTAAAACTTCCAAACTAATCTCATTGCCTGTTTGATCTACCATATCAGTAAACCCTAGCTTGCCTTTCTGCCACAAATCCCACTTACCTTTGCCCAATACATCTTTTTGGAACGCTGTAGGTTTTTCCTTTAGCCATTCCTCATAATTCTTTTTAGCTGATACTTGCCCATCCATTGATGCTCTTGTGCTTTTTGGTATCTCTTTGAACTTGCCTTTAGCTCCCAGCTCCTCCCAACTTTTAAGCACGGGTACTTGTGTTGATCTGCAATTCCAATGGGCTGTAGCTCCCACGAACTGTATTGAATGTCCTACAGGCTTTCGCTCGTTATCCCACTCTTTACCGTCAAGAGTTCGGCATATTGATGATGTTCTGTTATCAAGCGTAGATACCCATTCAATACCTTTTACTATGTCGTCATTATTCTTATAGGTTTGCAGTCTAGCCTCATTAGCTATTACTTGTACGCTTGTCCTTACTAAAGCCTCTGCGCCTCTGCGCTTGCCGTGCATAAAGCCATCTTTATACTTATTAGCTCTCGTTCCTCTAATATTGCGTACTATTTGAGCGGTTGTTTCACCCCTTAACATCCCTTGCCTTATCGTGTCTTTGAACTTTATCTCCATATCGCCAGCCTGTCTACTCCACCATTCAGAGCTAGGCGCACCCTCAATTAGTGCGTTCTTTGCTATAGATTCCAGCATCTCTTTACTTATACCTGTAGATAATGTGCTGGCTTTGATAGCCGTATTAATGCTGGAGACTGCTTGCCGCTCTGCAATACCTGCTAATTTTGCTAGGTTATTATCTTCTGCCTTGTCGATATTCTCATAGGCTGTTCTTATCGTGCCTTTAGTTTGCTTTAATAGCGCACCTAATCGTCTTCTTTGGGTTGATGTTCTAGTGATCTCATCAAGAGATACAGCTTCAAGTTCCTTTATCAGGGACTTCTCCAGCTTCCATAGCTCTCGCAATACCTCTTTACGCAATCCAGCATCAACTCTTAATAGGTCTACGCTATGACCTGTTATTTCATCAAGTATCTTGTCGTTTACGCTACTCACCTGTAGTCTGTAACTCTATCATTGCCTTTTCATCCTCAATAGATACACCCTCTGGCAGAACTTCCCCACGCTTCATATTGTAGAGGAATGTATCGTGAGATATTGAGCCTGTTTGCCAAGCTTGCATTAGCGCAGTCATATCTTGATTATTGATTTTAGTGTCTGCAAAATCAGTATTTAATTTAATGCTGATCTCTCCCTCTCCGTTCCACTCGCTCATCTGATTAACCGCATTATTAATCCCAGCCTCAACAACTTTAACTGCTGACATTAATACGCTCATTTCAGAGTTTTGGCGTAGTCTCAAAGTATCGCTGGCTTCTACTCCATTCTTTTGGCCCTCAATCAACTGCGCTCCAAGAGATGCCATCATTGACCGCTTCTCCTCCATTGCTTTTTCAAGAGAGGCTAATCCTGTACCGCTAAACTCTAAGAAACCAACCTGCGCTGATTCGTTAGGTATTGCCCACGCTGTTTCTGCGCCTAAAGGTATTTCTGCACTTGCCTCAACTCCGATAATGTAAGGCGTTGGTAATGCAGTGAAGTGTCTGCCGTGTTCTAAATCTGCGCTTGTTCTATAGTGAGAGAGGTTCATATCTGCCAATGCTAACAGAGGTGGTGTCTCTGGTGATAAATTAGCTCCATCAACACTAACGCCCACAAACGGAATATTTAGTAGTCCATCGCCTCGCATTGTAGGTTTGATCTCTTCTGTAATAGCCCATTTCTTGCCGTCATTTTCCCAAACTCTGACTATATAACTGCCGTCCTCTACTAGCAATTCTCTGTATCTCGTCTGATATTCTGACCTGTAAATATCTTTAGCATCTGTAACTCTATGCTCTTCTCGCAAGATTACCCGACCATCGAACCAGTTTGTTATCTGTTCTGTAGTGTAGCCTGTCAGGTATGGTCTATCGCTATAATCGACCAATACGCCCTGCCGCCCCATCAATAGTTGCTCACTCAACATATAACTTATAAAGCTCTTTAGTGATACGCCTGTGCCTGTAATATCATTCAGCCATTCATCACTTAATCCATCTACTACAGGATCCACTCTCATTACAGCACCGACCAAGCCATCCGCTGTTCTCTTTACTGCGTTAAAAAATGATGCTCGCTGTCTGTAGCCGTTGTAACTCTTCTCGCTCTGACTATTTAATTCTGGCAGATATGCTTTGCCAGCCGCTTTGACCGCATCTTCTCCGTCAGAAGTTACTCTGCATCTATTCCATTGTGGAAGTCTCTCTGCGTATTTCGGGTGTTGTTCATCAATCATTTTAGAATCCTTTAATTTTTACCGTTCCCATTTTGTGTGAAATAATAGGATATGTACGCACTGCGTAATACCCGAAGCCATCAATAATATGATCCAATCCACCGTCCTTATCTGGCACGCCATTTTTATCATAAACTTGCTGTTCTAACGATAACGCTAATTGTGGGCATTTGTCAATATTAACATAAATTAACCTATTATTATTATTATCACATAATGCTCTATTAGTTGCCGCTACTCTGTCTTTTATTAATCCATTTGAAGAGAGTGCATTAATAGCAAACCCAGCCTCTCTCAATAGCGTTATATCGCTTGTTGATGCGTTTGTAGTTTTTCTTGCTTTGCCGCTTGCATCTGGATATACAGTTATATTTCTGTCAGGGTACTTACCTTTAATTATTGAGATCATTGCTGGTGTATCTCTACCGTCTATTACTTCATCTGCCGCATAACTTTTACCGTCTCTTTTGACTATTATTACAGCCGCCATATTGTTTATATTAAAATCCATTCCAATATGCAAAGGCTCGCATTCTTTTATCTCTACATCTGTTCCATTGAGTTTTCTGTCGTAATAAGGGTAAACACTACCGCTGGTTAGATTAACAAACTCCCCCTCTATATACGCCTCTAGCAGTTGAGGAGGGTATGTCTCTCGCAGTAGATCAATGTAATTTTCTGGTAGGTGTGGATTGGAATATGTTGGAGCTTTAA